CTGTCCCGACATAATCGGCACTGGTTAAATGGTAAGCTTCACTGGCAGTACCCCCCTGTAATCCGGCTAGATTGTTATGAAGGGTAATTAAGGGCGTTGTAAATTGTGAATAGTTCGTTGCGCCGTTATGGGTGTAATACACCGTTTTAGCGGCAACAGTATCCGTAAACACAAAAGCAATCTCGCCTAGTTTGTTGGTAACTAATATAGGGATGTTAGGTTCTGAAACAATGCTGGTGTAAAGCGCATAATTAGGGGTCGTATCATTAATCTCACCCGTCGTCGCTTGAAATAAATACTGCCATTTGCTCGTTGCAACACCAGCCTCATTCGGATAGGCAGTCGGTACAATGATGGTGGCACTTCTGGCTGTTGCTACAGCACTGATCTGATATAACCCTAAAGGGGTTTGCAAATAACTGGCTTTATCCCGTGTCGCGCCGACATCCCCTGCGACAAACACATCAACGGTTGTCGTTGCAGTACGTGTACCGGTCCCTAATGCTGTCGTAGTTACAGTACCAGCACTGACCACGACATTAAATATGCTACGTGCCAGTGAACTAACGCCGGTGACGCTACTGACTGCACAATAGGTATTAAACGTCCAAACCCCGCCATCTAACGCCGTGCGTCCTAGTGCTGTATTGTAGAGATAGGCTTCACCGGCAATGGGGCTGGTCGCCGCTGTCACTACACTTTGATCAACAACGGCACCCGTTGTTACTGGGGTCTTACTGAGGGTATTAACTTGTAGGGTATTGGTACCTGCGACGACAGGGATAATGTTAGTGTCGTCCATAAAGAACGAAATACCCACAGAAGCCGATGAGCTAGTTGGATTGCCGTTCGACCATTCTGCCCCGTTGTAGCGTAAAACTTGGTCAAGTGCAGGGGTTCCAATCGTTACGTCGGTTAAGGAATTTAAACTAATAGCCGGTACAATATGAACATTGAAACTACCGTCAAACTTATATCCCGTAAACGTACCCGAACCTGCTGATGACGTATTAATCGGTGTGCCGCTACCTTTGACTAATTCAATTTGAAAGGCGTTGGCTCCATAGCCTGCCGTCATCACATAATAGTGTTGCAGGGCCGTGATGCCGGTGGGTAAACTAATAGTCGACGTAAAAGCTACCCGATCTCCAATCGCTAAGCTGTGTGTCGTCCAACCAATGACGGCAGGACTTGCATTAGAAATCGTTACTGTCGCCGTAGTCGACATGGATAAAATACGACCCACGGCAACTTCTAAACTAGGTAAAGACGGTATGATGGTGGTCAGTAAACCGGCTGTTTCTGCACTTAAATAACAGACTAAACTGGCTGCCGAACCAATATAGCCACTGGTATTTACATTGTAAATGTTGCCCCGAATGATAATCATGCCATAGGCATTGTTAGGGATATCTTGAATCGCTAAACCGATGAGATCGATGGTTTCTACGACGTCCGCTTTTGCCAGAGCTACAGTAACGGTTTGCACACCAGAGCCTCCGGTGCTGGTGACATAAACACAAGTACCAATTTGGATAGGGGAACCTGAGTTGTTATACACATACCGCCATTCGTCTTGACCAACCCGTAAGTTGGTTTCTGTAATACTCCGCAGCGTCATGGTGTGATAATCAGAAGACCATGTTAACTGACCTTCGGTATCAATGGGGGTGGCGGGTGTCACACCAAACTGCATACCTTCATTAGAGACTGGACGGCCACCCGTCAGTGTTTGGGGAACGGTTTGATCTAAATATAAAGGCTGCTTTTCAGCGGGCAGCGTGACAAAAACATCTTTAGTACCGGCTGAGAAAGTGACTTTGGTCGTACCCCCCGCACTGGAGGCTAATACCGTGTCTCGAGATAGCGACGTACCCGATAAAGTGTAAGTACCAATACCGACTTCCCATTCCCCACTACCTTGTCCAACAATCGCATACCACGTGGTATTACCATTACCAATCACTGAGAATGCTTGAAAGCCAACTGACGCACCTAATAGTGTCGCAGTGCCGGTACCGGCAACAGTAGTGGTTTCTTTAACTCTATCTTTTAAAATCAAGCTCATCGCAAGCCTCTATTGATTATCATTGATATTAGTCCAAATGGTTGTTTGATCATCATTGATAATCGCCCAAGTAATTGTTTGATTATCATTAATAATGAACCACCCCCGTGCAAAGGGTATGACCGTTAAGCTTATTGCTTCTGTCTGATTACCCAGAAAAACCGTCGTAATACGGGATTGCTCTGTTAAATTTAACTGTTCAAGTTGAGCGCCTATAAAATTAGCAGCGGTACTTTGTGCTTGTGTTAGCGCAATAGTTTCGCTTAAAGACCCCAAGAACTGAGTTAATGCAGTATGCTGAACTGTTAACGTAATCGTTTCAGTTTGATTACTTAAAAAAGCAGCTAAAACTCGTTGTACAGCTGTTAGATTTAAAGACTCTTGAATCCGACCCAATGCTTGTTGGTTTACTGCTTGGGTGGCTGTTAAGACCAAGCTTTCTGCTTGTCGGCCTAAAAAGGTAACCGTTATGCTATGAGTCGGTGTTAACACTAAACTTTCTATTAACCCGGCAAACACGGCACGATTACCAATAGCACTGTCTGTTAAGCTTAGTGCTTCTGTTTGCTGTCCTAAAAAAGCGATTAATGCGGGGTTAACAGCGGTTATCGACAAAGTTTCGTCGGTATCGCACAATAAATGCTGTCCACCAAACGCACTAGCAGTTTCTGTTAAGGCTTCTAATAAGCTACTTAAAAAACTAACTTGGCTGCGGGGTGTTGTTGTCAGGGCTAATAGCTCTGTATTAATAACCGGCAACGTTGTATTTGCAGTTTGGCTTACCGTTAACGCAAGCGCCTCTGCTTGGGCATTAATGTAATCGATATTACCTAATGTCGCATAAGGCGCTTGAGCATAAGTCGCATAGCCATACATATTTTATCACGCAGTGCTGAGTGACCAACTAACCGATAAGGTATCCCCAGACGTAACCGTTTTAGTCCCTGCTGTAAACGCACCGGCACTAAATAGTATGCCCGTTGTATTATCGATCGCCGTTGTACCACCGACGACTAAAAAGGCGCCGTCAATAGGACTTGGCCCTGCGGAGGTAATTAAATGCACAGAAGGTGCGCTAGTCGCTTTAACACTGGGATTAGCGTCGGTTGCAGCGGAAAAGGCAGGGATAGCCCGTACACCAAAACCCCCAACGGTATAGGTCGGGGCATTGGCATTGCCTATTTCTTTCCAACCGGCATGGGATGTCATCGTATCTGCTACGGCGGGTGCACCAGCAATGGTAACCCAAAGCCCTAAACAGACTGTTGTAGGTGTGACTAATACTTGGTCAATAAATACATCATTTAAAGTTTTTCGACCGATGTTGGTGGTGAGATTATCAATGGTATCTTCCCACTTTAAAAGGCCATCTTTATCATGGCACACTATGGTATAGCAGCCCTGCAAACCCAAACCTTCAAGTTGTACGGGACTGGTTTTTAAGGCGGCTGAAACAGTATCCGCTATTTTTGATTGTTCGTTACTCATTAGTAAATCCTCAAGAGGGCAGTGGTTGCCGTATTGGGTGGAAATGTCACCGTAAACGGTGGTGTTGCTATTTTATCAGAGCCAAAATCGATAACAGCAATAGCGCCTAAGGTGACGGTGTCATAGAGCAATGCCCCACGGCAGATAAAATTAGCACTCGGCCATACGGCATTAGCAAAAGATACATAAGCCGTTGTGTCCGTGGCTAATGGCAGTGTCGGTGCAACGACAATACCCCCGGCTGTATAGCCGGTACCTACGACTTCATTTAGCGTGGTATAAACCAGTGTATCGGAACCCAGATCGGCTAAAGCCGTGTACAAAGCAATCTTCACCGGGTTAGTTAAACCTAACGCCCGTAATTTAAAGGCTGTCGTCATGCCTTGCGTAATCATTTTATCGGTGCCCGTCGTGTGCCGATCCGATAAGAATCGGACTCTTCAAAGCCTTCACAGAGCACTCTGTATTGCTGCAACGCTTCTTGATATTTAGCTTCGTAATAGGTCACCATATCTTGCTCGCCTTTTTGGAATAACACCGCTTCACGTAAAGCGCCGTATAACAAGACCGGTGAGTAGTTATCGCCTAACCACGTCGTACCAGTGGCTGATGTTGTAATAGACTCTGGGTAATAAAAGTAATGCAGTTCAACGTTGTAATTTAGATCCGGCGTCGGGGCTAAGATAAAACTCAACTCTTGCATTGCTGACAACGTCGGCCCAAAGATCGAATAAAACTTAGGCAAGCCAACGGTTGTCGGATTTGGGTAGGCTTCCCGCATAAAGCTAACATCTTTCGTCATTAAATAGTTATACGTACCGTCTACGCTAATCACCGCTAAAGAATAGGGGGCTAAGAAATCACTTGGGCTAGATAAGTATTTATTATTAGCGGTGAGTATACCGGTTACATTCTTACGTAATATGGGGTTTTGTACAGACTGAACAATCCGCAGTTCTGCCTGTGTGATAAACACAGGAATATTGGTTACGAAGAGTGACTCAGTCGACTCAACGTAATCTTGTATAGCTTGAGTTAGCTCTACATAGTTCATACTATGCCATCGGTCCCCGTGCTGTTTTGCCTTTTGTTGCTGCCCCGTTACCGCGTGTCACAATACCCGCTGTCTTAGGCTTTTCTGGATAGCCATTACCAACGGGGGGTGTGGTACTCACGTTACGGGGGATTTGCACCGGTTTATCGATGTGTTCAGTTGTATTGCCCATATTAGCCTCCTACTTGGTAATTCTTTCTAGCCAAGCCACGACCGACGGCTTTTTGTTCATCGGTGCTTACGCCGAGTTTTCGTTTGCCACCGGACTGCGTGCCTACTTTAGGGCCGTCAATGCCATATTGCTTGCCCTTGGTGTGACCTTTACTTTCAATGCCGTCGCCTTTTGCCATGACTGTATCCTCTTACTCAAGGGGGCCTGGGATAGGCTCAGGAATGATGTCATCAAGTTCTTGAACAGCAACTTGTACGTCAAGTACCGACTGTGCTTGTTCTGGTGTCAATTCGACATCCGCTAAATTGGCAGTTAGGTTATCAATGGCTGTTTGTAACTCAGCTAATTTATCAACAACTTCACTTTCAATATGGCTTAGTTGGCCCACTAATGATTCATTAATGGTTAATAGTTCTGATAATTTCATGAGTATTTTCCTCTCAGTTTTAGTAGGTTGGTTAATAAAATCAAAAAAATTCATAAGGCAGTAGCCTGTCCTAGTTGCCCATAGGCCGATAGGTAGTTAGGGGTTAGCGGTACATCAATTTGTGATGCCCCCCCTATAGGATTCCACCCCCATTGAAAGATACGACTACCGCTTGCAGGGTAGCCGTTAATGTCTAAGCCCGATACTTGGTAAGAGGTATCAGGGCGTGGCTCTCGTAAAGCTTGTGGGTCAAAAATGGGGTACTTACCCGCTTGCAATTGGGGCTGTGAGGGTTCCCAACATTCAGGACAAACCATTAATTGTGTCAGCGTGTCTTTAATCATTATTTTACGAAGGCGTCTAAGCGGGTACCGAAAATCACAGCGACCACAAAAGCCAAAGGCATTTTTATTGGTTGCGTATTTATGTGACATTAGATGTACATCCCCCGTGGTGTGATATACAAACTCGCTTTCTCACGATCCTCATCTTGAGCTAATTGTAATTGCTCCATGTAGTCTGCCTTTAGGCTTTGTGCCCGTGCCATGTCCATATCAGGCATCTTAGGCGATAAATAATAGGCTAAACCCGATACTAAAGCCGGTAAAAACCGAATCGGAATATCCTCAGTATTCGGACCATCCCCTGCATCATTTATACGTCGCAAACGCCAGTATACAAACGTCCAAAGATTATCGGCATTAGGGACTGGCCAGATATTAATCGTTGGGTAAGAAACCCCCGTTGGTGTTGTAGCCCCCGACAAACGATTTATCCAGATTTGTACCGGTCTTCCTTGCGAATTTTTAGTTGGAATAGACGCATAGGTTGAACTGGAAATCCGATTAGCACTTAGATCAAATTGACCTTGTCCGGTACCGGTACGTATTACAAAATCCAAGATATCAATGGTATCAACGGGCAGTGGGTAGGTAATGGTATTCAAGGTTAATGGAATAGAGCCTTGCTCTATTAACCACAAATTGATGCCCATATTTGCCCAACTGGCCAATAACAGATTTAAACTCCGACGTGCTGTTTTAAAATCAAAACCTGATCTGAGTTCAGAACCGCAGCGTTGAAAAGCCTCTTCTATAATCTCTTCTAAGGAAAGATTAAAAGTGCTGGTACCCGTTGTTGTCACAAAAATCTCCGAAGTTACACGTCGCGCTGTACATTAGGATCAAAGACCGGCGGCAACGTGGTATTTGGTTTTTGAGAGGCTTTGTGCTTTTTTGGTTTTGGCATCTTTTTAGGGTTAATAGCCCCCATTCCTCGACTGCTTCGCATTAGATAACCCCTATAGTAAACATCCATACCTGCATACCACTATATCCAACGGCCTTTCGTATGGCCTTTCGTGATACAACCATCACCCCGGGTAACAGAACCCCCGCCTTTATGGCATTTACCGCCTGACTTCATCGGACGTTGTATACCGACAGCCGGTGCCATCGCAGGGCCGGCAGCAGGAACTGCAACGGGGGCTGCGGGAACAACGGGCGCTCTAACGGCTACGGGTTGAGCGATAGGTTGAGCGACAGGCGCTCTAACTGGCATCGGTTGAGCGACGGGTGCTCTGACAGGTACTACAGGCGCTCTACCTGCTACGACGCCTGGGGCAACGCCACCTCTTTGCATACATTTAACTTTTCCACCCTTTTTCATGCCTGCCCCCAAACTTTTTGCAAGTGGATCTCGGTTTTCTTTTTTCCAATTATCATAGGCTGCTTGACGACTAGCTTTACTCTCTGAGGTTTCCCCTGAGGGACGTGTTCTAGTTGGGGTCGGTCTACTTTGGGTCGGTGCAGATACTCTTGGCGTTTCTGTTGCTTTTGAGGATTCTTCCGCTATATTAGCGGCAGCACGTGCTCTCGCTGCAACAACTTTATCATGAGGATAACCTTCATCCGCAGGATCAGTCTTAGACTTAAAAGGTACATAGCGTGTGCTAGTTCCGGTTGCCGGTCTATTCAACGGCCTTCTTCTGGC